CAAGTTCTACGACGATCAAGTAAACGCCGCAAACGCAGAAGTCGAACGCATCAGGCAAGCTCGGCAGGGCGAACTTGACAACTTAGAACTTAACATGCTAGAGCAAAAAGAAGCTTTGAAGACAGCCCATGAAGCCGGCGTACTGAGCGATAAAGATTATCAGCAGCAACTTTCTGACCTTCAGAAGAAGTATAACTCTGATCGCAGCGATGCGAATGACTCATACCGCTTGAAAGAATTAGAGGCCGAGAAAACTGCCAAAACGAACATTATCGCGATCAACCAAGAGCGAAGCGATAAACTTGGTGATATAGTTGCCAAAGAAGCAGAGATGGCGCAAAACGTCGAAGCTAGTAAGAATGATGCGATTAAGACAATTCAAGATCAGGCTACGGCACTTAGCACGAAACATCAAGACGACTTGAAGAAGATAGAGGAAGATGCTGCCAATGCACGGTTAACAGCGCAGAAGAATGCTGAAGAAGCGAAGAAGGCTGCGCTGGAAGATTATCAGAGCAAGAGTAAAGCTGTTGTCGAGAAGGGGGAAGCTGATAAGCAAAATGCAATCGCCAAGGCGAACGACGCCACCTTGAGTAACACGAAATCAACGTTTGATAACCTCGTTACGGTCGTAGGCAATGGCTTAGGCATTGCTTGGAATACCATTTCGAGTTGGTGCACAAGTGTCGGGTCAGCAATCGTAGGCGCAGTAAGCGGAGCAGTTAGTTCTGCTAGTTCAGCACTGCAGAGTTTCGCTAGCTCTGCTGCGAGCGCGTTGGGTGCAGCTGGGAGCGCGGTCGCTAATTTTATCTCAAGCATCTGCTTCGCCCACGCCATCGGAAATGCTGTTGAAAGCAGCAGGAAAGACCTCGGTGACTGGGTGCAAATCGTCGGCACGAGCATGGATAAGGCGAAAGAGCACATGCAAGGATTCATTGCGAACATGAAAGATGTGGGCCTCGACGTGAATGCTAAAGTTCCTGAGCCTGTGGGCATGGGTACGATGATTGTTCCTGCAACGGTGAGCAGGCCTAACATAACCGTGACAATCACGGCTCCTCTCGTACAGATTCAAGGTAGCGCGGATAGGGCGACTGCCGAGTTGGCTGCGAAGATGGTGAACGATCAGTTACAGAATGTCATTGTCGAAGCGACGAGCGGAAGCGCTCCAGCGACACAAAAGAGAATAAGACAAGGAGCCGTGTTCACGTAATGGTGCTGTTAACAGAACAGGAAAGACTCTACGCTGATGAATATTGCCTAGTTAACGGCGAAAATTCTTCTCATCTATCATCCCTTGCGGATTGGACAACAGAAAAGACTTACACGTTTACTCTGTCGAAACGGCTAATCGTAATGATTAGGGCTTCTGTTTACGTTCAGAATGGCTCAGGTGCGGGAAGAATTACAGTTGACGGAAATCCATTGTGGTCAACAGGCGGAGTTAATGGCTATACAACAGTAGTTTCTCCCGACCTCTACATTGTCCTTGCAGCCGGTTCGCATACTTTCAATTTTGACTGCGCAATGTGGAGCGCAGGATCAGGCGCTTATGTTGTTATAAATGGCATATACATCGGCCAACTGAACTTCAATGACTTACTTAGTGGCGGGCCTTGGGACAGCGGTTCAGTAGCTCTTCCAGCAGGCGTTCAGGAAACATTAATAAATCAAAACATCACGATTCCAGCTTCAAGAGTGCTTCCGTGTGGCACGATAATCAATTATGGCTTATTCATTCTCGTTGTAGCCTCTGATGTTGCGATAAGTCCGACTCGAAAGACTCATATGAAGAACGCTGGCGAAGGTGATGACTCTGGCAAAATCAACGTTAGGCTCTACTTAAACAGCGGCGAGAGTGGTTGGAGTGATAGGCATGACGACGACGCAGATGGCGTTTCAGCAAACGCTAGTTATGGCAGAGGTTCTGAAGGCTACTGGTACGGTTACACGCCGCCTAATCAGACTCTTAACATTCAGGTGAAAGCTCTTTGCAGTTCGGCGAGAAGTGCTGAATGCTTTGTTTTCGTCCTGCTCTGTCCATGGATCATTCCGCCCGTGGGTTATGATGCCAGCGTGGTTAATCTTACCTTTTCGCAGGGCTCAACGTTCTACGCTTATCTTGAGCCCCTATATGTAGACGCTACGAAGGCCTCAAAAATCGGCATGAAACATTTCAAGAGCTTTGGAGACACAACAGATTATTATAGTGTAGTCTCTGGCACGGGAATACTCATTCACACTTACACGTTAGACGTTGTGGATGTTGTTTCGGCTCAATGGGTCGTGAATCCTTCAGGAAATGTCGTTTGCATAAGCTACGTTGCGGTTGATCTTAGGTGAGGTTCTGAAAATGACCATAAAAATAACGCAGGTAACGTCTTCAAGCGGGGAAGTCATCTTAACCATCATCTATGATAATCCAGCAGGCAGCGGGAAACTTTCTACGTTCAATCTTCGCAAGCAAGACCTTGCAGATAGGCTTATTCAAATCCGAAGCCTTCTCGGAAGAGCCTTAACTCTCACCGACGCACAACAGGCACTTGTCGAAATCATCAATGAATTCAGACGAGGCCGACAGGGCATTCCTGAAAATTTTGATTTCACGCCTTACATCGGAGTTGAGCTTGAATGACAGGCACGACCCTTGGCACAGCGACGCTCATCGTTAATCGAATCACTGAAGGATTCCAAACGTTAGCTTCGCTGTGGCATGCTTGGAATAATGGCGTTGCTGGCATAAAGAGCAATGTGTATGGACTTGCGAGAAATTGGACTTTGGAATGTGTTGAAAGCGACGTTGTGTATGCTAATGGTGCCGTGTTATACCTTCGCAATCAAGCCTCCGCAGGAACAGCGCTCTCTTTTTCATCTGATTATGGCGACCGTTATCTCGCATCAGCAATCGTGAAGATTGACGGCGTCGATGTGACCCTTGAAACGGTCGGCACGAAGAACATCAGAAAATTCACCGTAAGAATACACGAAACGATTTAGGTGAAAGAATTTGAAAAAACGTTTTCACTGTTCGCATGCATGAAACAATATAGGAGATTTTCTCATCGGCTTGTCACAGTTAGACTGAACTCTACTATGGCAAGAAACCGAAAAAAACGGAGAAAAAAGAAATGAGCATAAAGAAAGAATTCATAAACATCAGCAAAAACCAAAGCTTCACGAACCCGATAACTTATCCGACGCTTACGATGGACGCTGAAACGACTAAGGTTATGGAAATATGGGTTCAGAGCATAGCATCGGGGAAGACCGTGCTGGTTCAAGCTAGTAACACGGCTGACGCTGACTGGCGTGACATTGAAGAGCTAGTCACGACGGCACTGAACGGAGCATACACTGCGCATAAGGGCTATCTGAGTGCTTACCGCTACATCAAAGTGACTTTGGAAGAGTCAGGCGGCACAGGAGTCGCCATCATCGAGATCACTGCGAGGTGAGAAACACGCCTTTCGATGCTGGGAAAATAATCAACCGCGCTGCTGGTCTTATTCCAACATCAGTCACATTTTTTGATACTAACCCAACAAACCTAGAAAGAATGACAGACGGCGACTTCACGAACGAGACAGGAGAAGGCATAAAGAGCCTTTCGGCACCCGCTACGATTGGAATTATAGCTTTTGACATGGGCCACGCTTTTCCAGTCTTAATCATCATACACACGAACGTGCACCGAACCGCAGGCAGCGATGGTTACGCTAATCTATACGTTGATGAGAGTGATGATGGAACAAACTGGAATAGTTCGGTAGTCTCATTGACGGGTGGAGTGAGCTCTGACTTCTATAAATCAACCTGTGCCGGTTTTCTTTTTGCGCGTTACTTCAGACTGAGATATGCTGCCGCATCTGTGACTGTTCCCAGCGTTTACCACGTAAAAATCGCTGAGGTACAGGCTCTGCAGCTGCTGTAGGTGCATCATCATGGGAGACTAAAGTACTAAATCCAAGATTGAATCCGAAGCACCAGGTGAAGAATAGAGTTGAAACGTAAAATCGTAGATGAAATAAAGAAGCTTAGCCTCGGCGATCTTGTTCGCGTGGAATGGTGTGACGCGAGCATAGGCAAAAGTCTGAGTAGCGGAATTGATATTGACGTGCCCGTGGAAAGCTGGGGCGTATACCTAGGCGTTTTAGGCGAGAAGGCGAAGCACATAATTCTGGCACAGAACAATTTTCGCTACGCTGACGGTCTTTTTGACCTCGACTATACTGCTATACCGCTTCAGTGGAGCGTAAACGTAACGGTCCTGACGGAGAATCACGTTCCCGCTGATGAAGCTAAGGATATGCTTAAGAGCTTTCTGATGGGCGGGCGCAGAACGCTGGCCCGGAAGAAGAGGCAGCGGGGAGTGCGGAATCACCATGGCTGATTGGGTTAGAAGGGCGTTGACAAAAAGGGTGCACAGGGGATCTCGGGGAAAAGAGCAAGTAATGATTGTGGAGCCTGATGAAAAGCTTGTTTACACTATCAAGTTTGCTTTGGGTATGACTGTCTGTCTCGCTGCTATTGAGGTCGCGCACATTGCTTTTCTAGGCCGCTGGAACAGTGAAGTTTTCGCGGCGATAACCGGGCTGATTGGAACAGTTTCAGGCATTTTCATCGGGCAGCAATCCTAAGTTTTGTCATTTTATTGGTGGTCAGTGGATGCTATGAGGAAGCGTGAGTTTTTCCGCATTACGAGGGAAAGGCGCACCTATGATAGGAGAACTGGCAATTTTATCATTAACATTGCCTACGAAACTGCTGCACCTGAACCTTCAAGTCGGGTTGTTTCGGTTGCTGAAGGCTTCGGTCTCGGCTTGGATAGATGGGAAAAATTCGTTCTGTATGATGATGTCGAGTTGAAAATTGGCTGTCGAGACATCGTGTACATTACGGGTGATTCGGGGAGCGGGAAAAGCGTTCTTCTGAGGGCCCTAGACGACGACCTTGTTAGGGCTGGGTTCACAGTGGTCAACGTTGCAGATGTTAGGCCTGAGCTTGGAAGGTCGCTGATCGAGACTGTCGGCAAGGACGTCAACGAGGCTCTTGAGCTCTTGAGTAAAGTCGGCCTGAATGACGCTTTCCTTTTTCTGCGCAATTTTGAACAGCTTAGCGACGGCCAGCGATATCGCTATAAAATCGCGAAGATGGTTGAAAGCAATGCTCAGTTTTGGGTCTTGGACGAGTTTGCAGCCACATTAGACCGTGATACGGCTAAAACTGTGGCTTTTAACCTTCAGAAGCTTGCCAGGCAAACTGGGAGGGCAGTCTTAGCAGCTACAACACACACGGATCTCATCGCAGACCTGAGTCCTTCAGTGCACATTCACAAACGCTTCGGGAAGGAGATCGCCGTCAACTATTATCCAAACGTGCCCAGTTCAGAGTGTAGCCTCATCAAAGAGATGCATGTTGTTGAAGGCACGATGGAAGATTGGCGTGCGCTTTCCGCCTTTCACTATCGCAGTCACAGAGTAGCTGCACCAAGAAAGATTTTCTGTCTCAAGCGTGGCCACGAACTCTGCGGGGTCATCGTGTACTGTTATCCGCCACCTGCCGCGTTTGGGCGAAGGCTCGTTCTTCCAAGGATGGACATGAAGGAATTGAACGAGAAGCTATGTGTCATCAGCCGGGTTGTCGTGCACCCGAAATATAGAACGACTGGTTTAGGAGTCAAGCTTGTCCGAGAGACTTTGCTTCTTGCCGGCACGGAATACGTCGAGATGTCTGCCGTCATGGCCAAATACAATCCCTTCGCTGAAAAGGCCGGAATGAAGAAAATAGCAGAGCAGCCTCCACCGAAAGAAGCCATAAGAATCGCTCAAACACTTAGTCAGCTAGGGTTTGACGTTCAACTGCTCGGAAGCACAACATACTTGCTTCGGAAACTTCAAAACCT